GCATAGAGTGCAAGGCGGGCAAGGGACAGACCACGGCATTGCAAGAGCGGGAACTCAAACGCATCAGCGAAGCGGGCGGCACTGCTTTAGTCATTCGGGAAGACAACATCAACATGGTTTCTTCACTACTCAACCTACTAAGGGCATCTACATGATACAGAAACTTCTATATGCTTTCGCCGCGCAGGAGACTCTTGCTTTGCTGGAGAAGATTAACGCGACTGACTCTACATACGATAGTAGTTACCAAGCCGCTGCCCGGCTACTTGATCGCGGTAAATTTAATTTTGCTGAGCGCAAGCTTTTAGCCAAGGCTCTCAAAAAGGTGGCAAGGCGTGAGACTTTGGTAGGCGCTATGAATGTTGTTGTGTATAACAACATCGAGGGAGAGGCCCATCACAGCCATGCGAAACAAAGCGTATACACCGCACAAAACGCCGCTTTGCAAGGTGGCATCTTACAGTCTGCTGCTCAGAATGCGTGGGAGCGTCAACTTGGCCAGAATAATTCTTTAGCGGCGATACAACAAAACCAGCTGTACGCACAGCAAATGGGCGTCACTAAAGATCAATACGGCTACTACGGTGTCAACTGGTGATCACTTTAGATTTTGAGTCCTACTACGACAAGGACTTCAGTCTGTCAAAGCTGACGACTGAGGAATATGTGCGGGGGGAGCAGTTTGAGACCATCGGGGTAGCCGTCAAGGTGAACGATGAGCCTACGCAGTGGTTTAGTGGCAGTGACGCGGACACAGCTTTCTGGCTGCATAAGTTTGATTGGGCCAACCACTTCGCGTTAGCCCATAACGCAATGTTTGACGCGGCCATCCTGACTTGGCGCTACGGCATCCGCCCAAAAGCGTGGCTTGATACGCTGTCTATGGCTCGTGCGTTGCTTGGCCCCAATGCGAGTGTCGGGCTGGCGAAGCTGGCGTTGCACTTCGGGTTAGGCCAAAAGGGAACCGAGGTAAACGATGCGCGAGGCAAGCGCCGCGCCGACTTTACAGAGGGTGAACTTCACCTGTACGGCAACTACTGCATCAATGATGTGGACTTGACCTATGCGTTGTTCAAGGAGCTCGACGTCGGCTTCCCCACCAAGGAGAAGCGACTCATTGATATCACCATCCGTATGTTCAGCGACCCCGTGCTGGAGCTCGATGTAGCCCAACTCAACTTGCACTTGGCCGAGGTGCATGAGCGCAAGCAGAAACTATTTGTCGAGGCCAACATCACGCCTGAGATTCTTAACAGCAACAAGAAGTTTGCCACACTGCTGGAGTCTATGGGGGTATACCCGCCCATGAAGATCAGCCCAACTACGCAGATGGAGACCTACGCGTTTGCCAAGAGTGACGAGGCGTTTACTGCACTGCTAGACCATGAGGATGATCGGGTGCAAGCAGTTGTGGCCGCACGACTTGGGGCTAAGTCAACGCTGGAGCAGACACGGACGCAACGGTTCATTGAGATTGCGGGCCGTACTCATGAGCACAAGTTACCCATCCCACTGAAGTTCTATGCTGCACATACAGGACGTTGGGGCGGCGCTGATTCGGTCAACCTGCAAAACCTGCCGAGCCGTGGCATCCAAGGCAACAAACTCAAGCGTTGTATCGTTGCACCCAAGGGCCATGTCATCATCGACTGCGACTCGTCACAGATCGAAGCCCGTGTGTTGGCGTGGCTGGCGGGGCAGGATGATGTGTTGAAGTTGTTTGCTGATAAGGAGGATGTGTACAAGTACATGGCCTCGCGTATATACAACAAGCTCGTCGAGGATATAGACGATGCTGAGCGCTTCATCGGCAAGACTACAGTGCTTGGTGCGGGCTACGGCATGGGCGCGGTTAAGTTTCAGCTACAGCTGCAAGGCATGGGCAAGGATGTTGACATCGACACCTGCAAATACATCATCAAGAGCTATCGTTACAACAACATCCGTATTGCCACATGGTGGAATGAACTTAATGGTGTGCTTGACGCGATGACGACCAACAAGATTATGAAGGTTGATCACCGGGAGGTGTTGGAGTTATCGCCGTTCACGGGCATCAAGCTGCCCAACAACTTGTACCTGAACTACCCCGGACTTCAGCGTACGCCTGACGGGCAGTACTCTTACGAGGCGCGGTACGGGACTAACCGTATCTACGGCGGCAAGGTAGCCGAGAACCTTTGCCAAGCCGTGGCCCGCTGCATCATTGGCGAGCAGATGATTCAGATCGAGAAGCGCTACCGTGTGGTGCTGACCGTACACGATGCGATTGCTTGCGTGGTCCCCATTGAAGAAGGCAAGGAGGCGCAAGCCTACATCGAGAACTGCATGCGTACTTCCCCCTCGTGGGCCACCGGCTTACCCCTCAACTGTGAGTCCGGAATGGCTCTAACTTATGGAGATTGTTAATGGAAAAGCCTGTAACGTGGTCTTATAGCAACCTGTCGCTGTACCAGCAGTGCCCCAAGAAATACTTCCATCTCCGCATCGCCAAGGATGTGAAGGAAGCACCGAGTGACGCACTCACGTTCGGCAACGAGATTCACAAGATCGCGCAGGAGTACATCGAGTCCGGCAAACCGATTCCAGCGAAATACGCGAAAGATATACAACCCGCACTCGATAGCCTCAACGCAATCCCCGGCCAGAAGCTGTGCGAGAACAAGTTGGGTCTGACTGTTAATTTAGAGCCGTGCGGATTCTTTGACAAGAACGTGTGGTGGCGTGGCATCGCTGACTTGATCATCCTGCAAGACGACAAGGCGTTAACCGTTGACTACAAGACCGGCAAGAGTAGCAAGTACGCTGACCTCAAGCAGCTGGAGATTTTGTCGCTTGCGATCTTTAAACATTTTCCTCACATCAAGAAGGTCAAGGCAGGACTCATGTTCCTGTTCGCTGAAGACTTCGTGAAGACCGAATACCTCGCCGACCAGCAGAGTGATCTGTGGGTCTCGTGGGTGTCTGACGTTGGGCAGCTGGAGGCGTCCGTACAGAACAAAGTATGGAACCCCAAACCCAACTTTACTTGCCGTGGCTACTGCCCGGTTTCAACCTGTGATCACAACCAAGGAGCTAAATAATGGCTAAGAAACTTACCCGCGCTGAGAAGATGCGCCGCTTTTTTGAGAATAACCCTGAGATGACCGTGGCCCAAGTCGCCACCGAGTTTGGCGTCACGTATCAGACTGCGTACATGGTTAAACGCACTATGGATAGGAAAGCCCGGGTGGATAAACTGATGGCCGTAAAAGACGAAGTGTCTGGTCTGACCCCCGAGCAGACAGTCGAGAAGGTATTCGGCGCTACGCAAGGGCGTGTCCGTAATAAGTTCTCTGAGGAGACGCCTGTAGGCATCGACGCAACGCTGGCAGAGCGGGGTACAAAATACGGCAAGTTCATAGACCAAGCCGCCGTGACTTACAAACTCAAGAATGTGTTGCGCGAACACTCTAGCAATCACAGCAAGTCGTACTCGTATGACCAAGCCGAGGCGCTGGACATGATCTGCGTCAAGCTAGGCCGTATCGTGAACGGTAGCCCTGACTACGCTGATAGTTGGGTTGACATCGCGGGCTACGCCAAGCTGGTCGCCGACAGACTCCAGACAGGCAAAACAGTTTAAGTTTCGGGGGGAAAGCAGATGCGGTAACGAGACAAATCGGTAACCGACCCGTGCAGCGAGTACCCCCACCTCCAACCAAGGACATGACATGACAAAACACCCACACCACACCCTGCTACCCATACACCTGCAAAACGCGCTGATGTCTGCGGCAACGTCGGGGCGTATGGAATTTTTAGATCGAACAATCCAAGATGTGTACGACGCGATTCCGCAGAAGTTTCACACCGAGAAGACGGTATCCGAGCGTAGGTTCTTCAATGAGCCGCGCCAACTCTTACCCAACGCAGGGTACGTGATGCCGTTCCCGCCGGGCATAAGCCGCAGTTGATTAGGGGGCACCATGTGGAAATATATGTGGACCGAATTTAGGTCAACACTCAGAATGTTGCCGCCAACACAAACCGCCATACACGAGCTACTGCATGCCGAGCATGATTTGTTGAGGGCTGAGGCGGGCGTGGAGTACGCGCAAGCAATGGTCACTTGCCAGAAGCAACGAATCAAGCGCCTCAAAGCGTACTTGGGCAAGACTGAGGAGGCAGCATGACTACAAACACAGGTGGGCCAGCGTTTCCAAGCAAACAAAAAGCACTGTTGATAGAAAAAGAACACGCTCACATTGCTAAAGAAATTGAGATTGACCAAAATGGCATGTCCCTGCGCGATTACTTTGCGGCCAAGGCGATGCAAACTATTATTTCCTATCGAAGAACCCAGTTTGGCACTGGTAGCGACGAAATGGACTGGGATGAATATTTCCCAATCATTGCTCAAGAAGCATACGCACTGGCAGACGCAATGCTGGAAGCGAGGAAAGCATGAACGAGGAAACCCGCAAGGTCAAGCCGTATTCGGCAGTGCCTGATGACATAGACCCAGTGCCGGAAACATGGCACAGGATTGGAGCGTTCATGCTTTGGTCTATTTTTACAGTGCTGGCAGTGATCTGCCTTGGGTTGTTCTTTACTGGCGTTTGGATTTGGAGCTTACTGATATGACACAAGAAGAAGTAATCCAATTGATGCGTAAGGTGATTAAAGAGTCGGAGTACTACACCACATGGACAGTATCAACCCCGCACTTGGTGGAGTTGGTAGAACGTGCAGTCTCGGCAGAGCGTGAGGCGTGTGCGAAGGTGTGTGATGCCCGTGCAATTGAATATGATGGTTTTTCGGCAGAGCAAAACGCATCTGAAAAATTAGCCGCCGCCATCCGAGCAAGGGGACAAGCATGACTGAAGAAGATGAAGAATTTCAGCGCCTTGAGCGCGAAGCCAAGATGCGAGCCTTGGAGGACGATGACATCCAAGACTACAAGAAACCGTGGGCGGGATTGCGAGCCGAAGAAATAGAAAAAATACAAGACGCTGTATTTGGTATGAAGCCGCACTATGTTGCACTAGCGAGGGCAGTCGAGGCCAAGCTCAAGGAGAAGAACACGTGAAAGAACAGAAGCCACTGAACGAGCAGTTTGGATTGTCTGTAGAGGAAACGCTCGACCGTTTAATCTGGCTTGGTCAAACTATGCGCCGGTACGAGGAAGAGCACGGAGAAAAGCTGGACGCCAAAATTCTTTCAGCCGTGCTGAACGCCAACTCATGGCCCGAAGGGGAGGACACATGAGCAACAGAGTACTGGTTCAAAACGTAGGCGGTGTGTGGAGCGAGCGGCCTGATTGGTTTGCTCTCTCTTGGGGTGCTGGCGCAGCCGCAGGGATTAAACGGCTTGAGTTGATTGCGAACGACTGGACGTTTACGTTCAAGACTACGGAACAAAAGTTCTCTGCGGAGAATTTGAACACGCCGTACGGCCCAAAGGAGAAGACATGAGCAAACTGACAGGAGCCGCACTTGACCGAGCCGTAGCCAACGCGATGGGGCTTAAAAGCGTACACAACTGCGAAAAATGGACAG